TTATCGGCAATCCAGCCGTTGTTCATCATGGACAGAACGGCGCGGTTGCGCATGTCGTCATCCCACTGCATGCCGCATCCTTTACAATTATACCGTGCCTGTTTTTCGCGCATGACTTTTCGCGGATCGACGAGATCGCCCCAGGTGATGTTTTCCCAGACCAGGCGCTGGATGTCGCCGCACACCGGGCATTTTGCGTGATAGTGATAAATCACGTCGGCCCGCTCCCGGATCGTGGTTGTAATCAGTCCGTATTCTCCGGATGCCGACGAGCATAAATATAATTTATAAGTGTACGGGAATGAATTCGTGCGCTCGCGCAGCGCGTCAACGGCATTCGGTTCGTCGCCCTGCGTTTCCAGATATTCCGGCTTGTTGACTTCGTCGCCGATGGCAATCTCAAACGCGTCGGAAGATAAAGACGATATCGAACCGGCCCACGCGCCGATGATATCCATGCCGTTGATAAACGCGATAGACGTCCGCGTGACATCGCCTAGGACTGGCGACAGCATGGCGGCGGTTCGCGGCGTGTCCTTGATGGATTTCGATAACCGGCGCTTGAAAATGCGGAGCGTGAGCTTTTCAACCGGCATCGTCAGCACGGCCGAGCTGGGCGATATATCAACACGCTTCATCAGATAGTTGATGTACGGCTGCGTCTTGATCGTTTGCGGGGACGCCTGCACGTATATCTCGCGGATGAACGGCGCATCGAGCGCGTCCATGACTCCGACCGCGCAGGGCGATAGATCGTTTCGCCAGGGCGACTTCCGCCCGCCATCCACAACAATGCGGTATCGCTCGGCCCAGTCCGCCGTCGATATCCGCTCCGGGATCCGGAAGACCCGTCGTTCGCCTTCCGTGAAGCGGAAAGCGGTGGCTGGTGGATGGTTGATGGTGGCTAGTCTCATAATCGTTCTACGTTCAAAGTTCAAGGTTCAAAGTTCAAAGTTCAACGGTTCACTGTTGTCATTCCCGCGTGGGCCTGGCGGGAATCCAGTATTTGTTTTGAGCGTTTTTCATCAATACCCAGTTCCTTGTGAGTGCTGCCGCCGCATTTTAATCTTCCATACGCGGCCAGGACACTAGCGACACTGAAATTTATCGCTTCAATTTCAATTTCCTTCCCATCGATAAATACGATTTTAAATTTTCCCATCCTTTCACCTTTCACTATTAACTATTCACTGTTTCTAATACGTGACACTAATATTCAGCACGGCCGCGGCGAACCAATAACAGGCATGGCGGACATCGCCCTTGACCGCGTACACGATCCCCGCGGCAATGCTGAGTAGAATTAATATCGTCGGGAAAATCTTAGTCATTTTAATTTTATCCCCATTACGCGCGCCATATCTTCTATGTTCCCAGATAACATCGCCTCATCATATTCACAACGCAACTTACTCTGCCGTTCTCTATTTTTCTGACGTTCAATGTACGCAGCTCTCCGCGCCTTCTTTTTACTGCCTTGGAATTGTTTAGCCATCACTATTCACTATTCACCTTTCACTGTGTTTCATCCCCTCAGCGGCATAACGACGGCCGTATAGTTTTTATTGTCCGCGCCATGGATGACGCCAGGGCCGCCAGAGCCGTTATATTTACCGTCATTAGGAAATTCCCATGTTCCTGTTTTTAGGATTTCCGCAATCTTCTTAAAACTTGCGGTTCCAGTGCGCGGCTGTGTGGGCTTTACTAATCTTAGCGTCATTTATATCAACTTTGTGTCTTCATAGTCCTTGAGGCGTTTTTGAGCCATCGTGCAGTATTGATGAGAAATTTCTGCACCTATCCAATCACGATTTAATATTTCAGCGGCCAGTGCCGTTGTGCCTGATCCCATAAATGGGTCAAAAATCACACCTTCATTTGTTGCGGCTATGCATCTTTGAGCCAATTCTATTGGAAATGGTGCGGGATGTTTATTATCTCGTGCTTGAGGTATTTCCCACACATCACCCTGCGCGTTTGCTTTTGGTGATAACTTAAACTCTGGCTTCGCTATCAGATAAATAACCTCGTATGTCGGCAGAAAATACCCTGCGTTAAAATTAATTCCGCCATTTCTTTTCCATATTATAATTTGGCGGACAGGAAAGCCAGTAATAATTTCTGTTCTATCTTGAAGTAGTCCATTTTGAACACGCCATTTATGATTATAAAAGATTGCCCCATCTGGTCTTAATATCCTCATCATTGCCGTAAGACAGTTTCTTTGCCATTCGACATATTCAGGATAGGGCATATCATCACTGTGATCTGCATATCCATTTACTAATGCGGCATTAGCCCATTTTCCGCCTCGCCCATCTTTCATCCCATTACCAGTGCTGTTTTTAATGTTGTACGGCGGCGAAGTGACAACAACACTGATACTTTCTTCGGGTAGTGATTGCATTAATTTTATGCAATCCATGCAATGAATTTTACCAATCCATTTAGCCAGTGATTTATTTTCTGTTTTTTTTGGCGTTTCTTCTGGTGCCTGTAACAACACCTTTATAACATCGTCAAAAGGTGCGTTAATAGGTTCTATTAGAGCGGCATTACGCGACATTGATTAACCTCCTATAAGTTAAACGGCGTCCATTCCCATTATAAAACGCCCTTGCGAAGGTTGATTCATCGGAATCATCTTTGGTATTTTGGCGAAAACAAAATTCATTAACATACCTGTCAAGATGTGCCTCACTCATTTGATGATATATACCATAAAAACCTCTTTTTAATAAAGCCCAAAATGATTCAATTCCATTAGTTGAGGCCATTCCCCTTACATATTCACCAACTGAATGTTTAACAGCTTCATGCTTATAATCAAGCAATCCTGTATATGCACGATGCTCGTCGGTATAAACTGTTGCACCTTTATAAACAACTCTTTTTATTTCACCCTGTAAAGTGGCGGCTGTTGTATCTTTTAACGATCTTGCCTTTATCCTACCGCCTCTTTCTTTAATCCCCATGACTGCGATTTTACCAACACCACCACGGCCAGCGTTTAATTTTTTATTATTGTGTTTATTTCCTTCTTTACCGCCTATATAGGTTTCATCAACTTCAATAGTTCCGTTAAACATACCGCCCTTTTCCTTAAATGTTTCTCTGATTCGATGTGCTAAAAACCAAGCTGTTTTCTGTGTAACTCCAAGCGTTTTAGCTAATTGAATGCTTGAAAATCCTTTCTTATGGGTCGTCAATATCCATGTAGCCATTATCCATTGTTGAAGTGTAACTTTGCTTTCAGCCAATACGGAGCCGGTTCTTACTGTGAATTGTTTCCGGCAAGTAGCGCACTTAAAACGTTTTTGCTTTTCTAACCGATATAGTTTATAACCACCGCAATGAGGGCAATATATACCGCGAGGCCAGCGAGATTTAATGATAAAATCTTCGCATGATTTTTCATCGGGGAATTTTTTGAAGAAATCGAAAATGTCTAAAGTGTCTTTCATAATACCCTCCTTAATTGTGGTATTATAATAACCCGTAGCGTTGGGTTTGTCAAGTATTATTATGATTTATTTTCTGTTTATTTTATAGAACGAATGTTCTATTTTGTCAATAAGGAATTTACATAACCTAACGTAGTGGGTTAATCAAGTATATAATTCCCATTTATTTATTCCCTCCCTTCTATCCAGTTGGAGATTTTTGCCGAACACCAATCACATAATTTGTGCCGCGCCGTTTTTTTAATAATGCAACCGCAGGTTACACAAAAACATTCCCCCGTTTTCAGCTTACTGTTTTGTGTCTCGTTTTCGCGCCCAACCAAGCGATTGGCAAATTTTGTATCTTGCATCATTAACTCCCCTCTCTGCGTGTCCATGCGCGGCCCGGGCGCTCTCCTGATCCGGAAACATTTGAAAAAGCTGAAACGTGCTAACGGTGGTATGATCGTTCATTGTTTTTCCTCATCTTTTTTACTTTTAGGTCGTCCGCCCTTCCGCCCGTTCTCGCGGGAGGATGCGGCTTTGCGATCGGATTTTGCGGAGCCGCCTTTGCGGCCAAGGGCGGCGGCATATTCGCGAGCCATTTCATCCAGCGCTTTATTGGCATCCATCTCCCACTTTTTACGGGCCATCGGGGACGATAGCAACCACGCTACATCAAGGATGTGGGAGACCATGACGGGATTTGCCATAAATTTATTATCGTATAACTCATCGCGGATTATCCTCAACGACTTAGCCGCCTCATCAAAGGTCATTTCTGCGCGACCTTCTTTTTCCTGTTGTTCTCGGAGATTTTTTCTAAATTCGAAAATTGTCATGATTTATATCCTCCCCAGGTCTTCCAGTGCGCGGTATTTTGCGTACTCGGTATATAGATTTTCCAAAGCCGTTTCTGGGCCTCGACCTGACGCATTAAGTTTGCACGCTTCCCCGTCCATTAAGTATGCCACAAAACGTGACGGAAT